TGTCGTGCGCCCCATCAGCGTTAGTCGTTCCATCGCTTCCGTGTAGGTCATGATGGCTTCGTTAACTGTTTCGTACTGTACGGACTGGAGGAAGGCTTGGACGTTAGGATTTGTTAGGATTTCAGATGCGCATGATCTGGCTGTATCATCTGTCTTTGCCTTACCTCCGGCTTTTCGATATGCGCCGGTCTGGTTAGCACCATCAAGTAGTGCTGTAACGAATTTCTTCTGTAACTGCGTCATGGCATCAAAAAGCGCTTTCTGCTCAGACGTCAGCGTCTTTTTCATGTCCATTTAGAACTTCCTGCTAGTGATTGAAATATAATGCCGGGGATTTTAAAGACCACTCGATATCAATACAGCGTGTTTATGCTGTTTTTCTCGTTGGCCACTCATCGATTTCAGAATTAAATAAAATGACGCCTGCTCGTTAGTCGGCGGCGGAGGTGGAGGCGGTGCGGCTGCCGATCAGCTCAAGTCCTCGTTCGCTAGTTCTTACGTTGCCCGCAGAAATAACAATCGCGATGATGACTGCAACAGCACAAGCAGATCCGGAGGCAATGCGTTTTATTGTCGCCATCACTCATCTCCATGTGCTGCAAGTATTTTCTTACGAAGAGCTGGACTCATTAGCCCTCTCCCGCAACTGAAACTCTTTACGCTTGTAATGCCAATTCACTACAAATGTGCCGACAGTACAGATAATGCCGATTAGAACAGCCCACTCATTTAATGACAGCGCGCCGAGCATCGTAGTAATGCCGCCAAACCAGTAGGATGAGCCGCTTGAATATTTGTCCATTCTCATTTGTCTCCCCCCGCCAGTTGGCCTGGGCATGTAATTGTGTAGGGATAGCTCCCGTCGTAGTCATTCGGAGATTTGAGGGTGTTTTCAGTGATTAACTGTTTTGACGGGAGCTAAATACAAAAGGCCCACCGAAGTGAGCCTTAAAATTAGTACGTTATGTGAAGTTTAGGAATTTGCACCACCGGCGCGGGGATTGGTTCTCCAGCCTCGATACGCTTCGACATGTCAGCCAACTCTTTGCCACAACGTTTCCGTAAGTCCTGCTCAGATAACCCCTGCACTCGCTGCTGTGAATAGAGTTTCGTGACCATCCAGTAAGTTGGGTTACTGGGCCAGGGGAATGCTTCTGCACTGCTGAACATGTCACGACGCTTGGCATAGTCCATCAGCCTTGCCATCTCGTCATCGACTACTCCCCATTCCAAAACAGCCAGAAGCATTGATATCTTCGGAATGAAGCTTTCTTTCCAGCGGGATATCTGTGACTTATCCACGCCTACAGCGTCAGCAATGTCAGTGACGCCTCGTAATGCAATCTTGTTTAGTAGTTGGCCCTCAATGATTCGAGCCTTGTTGCGTGTGGTTGCACGTTCCATTGCGTACTCTTCCCTTGTGGTTTAGATGTTGTTATTCCTCCCCGATGATCTGGGGACTTAGTTTTAATGGGCGCTTTTCAGCGCAGAGGATTTAATGAGCGAGTGGTGCTTATGCTGCGTTATTGAATTGCTCAAATAGGTTTGCTTTATCAGGACGGAACTCAGCGGCTTTAATCTTCCCGTTAGTAGCCCTAACTAGAAGCAGCGCACCTTCTACTGAAATTTGCTTATTGCCGTTAAGCCAATCCGATACCGTTGATTGCGCCTTGCCAACAGCTTTGGCTAATGCAGCCTGACTGCCAACAATTGCAATCGCTTTTTCGACTGCTTCATGCTTCATAAAATCTCCTTTTCTATTGCTTACTGGATGATTTTAGCTATCGCTTTAGTGAAAAGCAATCGCTTTACCGATTTTGATTAAATATCGTTATGGCGATAAGATGAAGTGAACTGTTTTATGAGGTTTTTATGGATTTTTCTGAGCGCCTTAATTTGGCGATGGCGGAAGGTAGATTTACGCAAGGGTCTTTAGCTAAGGCTGTAGGTATGGCTCAATCCAGCATATGGAAGCTTACCTCTGGCGGAGCTAAGGGGTCTAGGCGAACTGTTGATCTAGCTAGAGTGCTCGGGGTTAGACCTGAATGGCTTTCTAGTGGCTCTGGGCCAATGCGTGAGGCCGGAGTAAAACCACGCCATCCAGATTCAACAATCCCGCCTGAAAGTGAATGGGTTGGCGTTGATGTATGGGATGGAAATACCCCTCTTGGAGAGGATGAAGTAGAAATTCCTTACTATAAAAGCATAGAGCTGGCGGCTGGGAATGGCTGCTCAAACAATGAAGATCACAATGGTTTTAAGTTGCGATTTTCGAAGACCACCTTACGCAGGGCTGGAGCAGATCCAAAGAGCGTCATGGCCTTCCCAGTTCATGGGAATAGCATGGAGCCAGTTCTTCCCAATGGAACAACTGTAACGGTTGATAACGCCAATAAGCGCATCGTTGACGGTGGGATTTACGCGATAGACCAGGATGAATTTTTTAGGGTTAAGCTGCTTTACCGGTTGCCGGGAAAAAAGTTAAGCATTCGCAGCTACAACAAAGAAGAGTTCCCTGACGAAGAAGCGGATATGGATGACGTGAAGATCATTGGTCGAGTCATTCATTACTCGGTGATGCTGGTCTAACCCACTGCTAGCCCATAGAGGGGTATAATGATCAAGGTCGCTTAGGCGGCCTTTTTTATTGTATGAATAACCACCCATGTATAAATACACACGTAAGATGATCTTTTTATTGAGGTTTTTTTAATCGTGGATATAATCACAGTCATATGTGGTTAATTCTTGATCTCCACATATAGGAAAGCCCCGACAGTGTCGAGCTGTCAGGGCCAAAGTCGAAAACAGGTAGTAATTATAAATGGGTGTTGCTAGTAGATGAAAGCTTCTAGCGACTTAGACAATACGATAGGCATCGCTTGTTTTCATGAGATCTCGAGAAAGATACTAGTTGATTGCAGATCTCGTGTAAAGCAGTGAATACCAGATTTATAGGTGTACTGCATGACACAAATTTGTCAAAAAAACCACCGCTACAACCCGATGTTTAGCGTTCTCCCTGAAAGTCAGGCGAATACTGGTCGTCACAAATGCCCTGGTTGTGCTTTCGAACTTGCGATGATGAATAAAGCAAAAGGCGTTCCGGCATCTAACGATGATTCTGTCTTGGCCGAACTTCCAGATAGTCAGGCTGGTGCTGTTCGTCATAAAGATGCGTTTGAAGCTTATAAAATGGCATATCAATACTAAAATCTACAAATAATTCAAAGCCAGCCTAACCGCTGGTTTTTTTATGCCTGTAATCTGACTATCTCACCGCCCTATCCGCGTTAACCCCTTTCTAACGGCCACTCGGTATTGGCTGACAGCCGCTCTATAGCATCATCCATGCGAGCAATAACCTCATCACTTCGCTCAGAACGGTGGCTACGCTGCGCGGTAATTGAGTCGATGATACTTTCAACATCTATCGGCAGGCCAAGAGCATGAAGCGCTAGCACCGTATCACCTACCACTCTGCATGTTTCGGAATATAGCCGATCCTCTTCATCTTCTGGGAATTCCATAACCACCTCCGCATAAATTTCACCCAATTTAGCACACTTTTCACGCCTGATAGCCGGTGCGAATGGTCACGTCTGCATATTTTTAAAAATAAATTCCTTTATCAATTATGTAATTATCACCTTATCGATAAATATTATCGCTTTTACGATTGACCTAAATAATCGCTAAGGCTATTATCATTCCATCAACACGGCAGGACGCCAAAAGTACGACAGGAAGTGCTCTTTAAGATAACAGCGCTGAAAAGTGCAAAACAACCAAAGCGAATGAGTTTTGGGATGTGGTGAAAATCTTGCTGTAGAGGCTGATGGTTGCAAATGCAGTCACAGTCCAGACAGAGATCGGCACTGGCTGACAGAAAAAGAGCATAAGCGCTCTTTGGATGATGACCGAACGAAGATTGAATTTTTCCGTGGTCATTTTTCTGGAATGCCAATATCCAGCATTACCGAAGATAAGATTATGAAAGCGGTGTCAAGAATGCCGAACAGGAAGCATAGGCAAATCTGGGAATCAAAAAGGGATGCGGCATTAATGAAGAAAAAACCAATCCCTAGCTATGTAGAAAAGCAAGTTTCACAGGCAACAAGAAGCCAGCACCTTTCATTTATACGCAGTCTGTTACGAGCAGCAGCGGACGAATGGAAGTGGTTAGCTAAAGCGCCAGTGATCAAGACCAGAAAACCACAGAGCAAACGGATACGTTGGCTTACAAAAGATGAGGCTGTAACCTTAATCAATTGTATGCCTGAGAACTTCCGCCCTGTAGTGGTCTTTGCCTTGGCCACTGGACTTCGAAGATCGAACATTCTGGATCTGGAATGGTCGCAAATCGATATGCAAAGAAAGGTTGCATGGATACACCCAGAGAATGCTAAAGCGGGTAAGGCAATTGGCGTAGCTCTGAATGATATGTCATGCAAGGTATTACGTGAACAGATAGGCCGAAGTTCGAGGTATGTTTTTGTACACACATCGGCATGGCACAGAGCAGATGGGACAAAAACCGCTGAGGTTAGAAAAATGCGCGTTGATGACAATACAGCATGGAGAACTGGATTAAAGCGCTCAGGAATTACTGATTTCCGTTTTCACGATTTGCGGCATACATGGGCAAGCTGGTTAGTTCAAGCTGGGGTGCCACTATCAGCACTTCAAGAAATGGGGGGGGTGGGAAAGCATAGAAATGGTACGCAGGTATGCTCACTTATCACCGAACCATTTAACTGA